TAAACAGAGCATGAAGAAAAAACCCATAAAGAAGAAAAAGAAAAGAACCATGAAAAAAAAGATGGGTTATTAGAATGAATAAGAATGTAAAAGCACCTAAAGGCTATCACTGGATGAAGTCAGGTAAGGGTGTCAAATTAATGAAAAATCCCAGAGGTGGTTATAAGTCTCATAAGGGATCAAGTTTAACTGCATCATTTAAGGTTCAAAAAGCACATAAGAAGTAGTATTTATCTCTATTGAGAGTGTTCTATAGGTTTTATTAAATTATTATTAATGAACAACTTATGGAACAAAGTTCTTTTAACAATCATTTTTATATTAGCAGCAATTATTGTTTGGGATACAGGTATTGTAGTCCAACAAGGAATGATTCGTGAAGAGTCAGGTCAGTATGTCTATGTCATTGAATATAAGGTAAAGCGGTATGAACAAGAGAAAACAGAAACAGATTCGTTCCTTAATCAAGGAAGTTATCACCAAGATAGGTATGTACTCCCAAGAAGCGGAGGATTTGATTTTCGGAACTGGCTTAATAGAAAGTAATTACGATTATCTTAGACAATGGAATGATGGCATAGCTAGAAGTTGGTGGCAGATAGAACCAGGCATGACAGGCGCACAAGATACCATTGTTAACTATTTAAAATATAGACCGAAGCTCATTAAAAAATGTACAATAGCTGCAAGAGTGTCTCAAGATGCGTTTCTCCCAATGATGAAAGAAGAAGATCTATCAGAGCTGTTAGAATACAATATCGCTTATGCGATAATTATGTGTAGATTAAAGTATCGGAGAGTGCCTCAAAAACTGCCAAAAACTGTAGAGGAAATGGCAGGTCAATGGAAAGAATATTATAATACCAAGTTTGGAAAGGGTGATCCGAAAGAATTTATTGAAAAGTATAAAATGACACAAAAATGACACACTCATTGTTAATGTCATTATTTTATTCTCGGAGGGGTGGCAGAGTCTGGCTGAATGCACTGGTCTTGAAAACCGATACTGCTACCCTCGACAAACCTTATTTCTCCTCGTAAAACAGCCTTTCATTCATCATCATAAGTAGTGGTAAGTTGTAGTAAATATGACACATTAATGACACACTTTATATATTATATATAGCAGGTTTGAATTTGGATACATTCTTATGTATGTATCTCCATGTAATATCATCTATCCTATGACCCATGAGAAACTTTACTTCAAGAAACTCCAACCCCTGCTCCTCAAGTCTTTCACCGTATGTATGCCTAATACTGTGATAGTCTCCTTTCTCACCAAACTCCTGCAACCGTCTTTGTAGCCTTTGTGTCACTGATCTGCGCTTTGATTTCTCAGGTTTCAGGTTAACCACATCCATTGTGTTAAAGATAGGGTGTTTAGGTACTACGCACTTTCTTCCTACCTTGCCTTGTTTCCATACAAAAAATTCATCCTGGACTTCATCTTCTGTAATAGTTCCAGCATCTTTTGCGCGAAATCCTGCGTATAAAGCAAGGCTTAACATCGCTTTGTCTTTTACATCGGTAGTGGTATTGATGATCTCTTTGATCACATCTAATGGGATAGGACTTCTTATATGTTCAGAGGTATCAATACGAGAAACAAAAAAAGGGTCTGCTGGGTTACTAAATGCCATTCTTCTCATTTGAGCATACTTGAATAGACCAGAGATCATAGATAACTCATGGTTAACTGTGTTGCCTGATGCAGATTCCATCCTATGTTTCTTAAAAGAGGTGATATGCTCAATATCCAAGTTGCTTATGTCCATAGAAGCATACATATCTTTAAAGGTTTGTAATCCATACCCTACGCGATCACTCCAATCTGACTTTTTGTTATCTTTATGCCATATAAGGTAGGATTCTATAAACTTGGCAAGATTTGGGGATGCGACCAAACCCTGTCTTTCATATTTTTCGTCTAATTCTTTCTGCTTTATTTTCGCAGCATGATGATTGGTTTGCCCTGTAGATACTCTGATTCTGTTTGGTGGCGTACCTGTGGTATATTGGTAGTATTTAGACTTAGCTCTTTTATAGATTCTGCTCAATTAGTTAAAAATTTTACTTTTGCAGTTACTTTCAGAGACCTCCATGATACCTTGTTGTAAGCCATTGCAGGGACTTTATGCCCTTCCTTATGGATATAGATGATTGGTTGAGGTATATAATGGTCGCCAATAATGGACTTTAAACTGTCAAATAAAAGAGGCAGTGTGGTTGCTTGTTTTTGAATATTTTTGCAGGTTTCTTCATCAATAATATCTTCAATGGGATGCTTATCTAATTTGGTGTGCTTCACTCCAATATCCCAAAACCTGTCCATCTCTTGTTTGGTATATCCTAATAATTTTGTTTGATAATCAATTTCGGTTACGGAGTCAATGACCCTTCCAATTACTACTCCACTGCGGAATAAAGTAACATTGCAAACAAAATCATACTCCAGTGCATCCCAATGAGTAGATTCTGCTTGTTTAGCTTCTAAAGCCTCTTTATACATCTCGATTTCTTGTTTCTGGCTCTCTATCTTATCTCTTGCAAGTTCTAAAGCAAAGTTCTCCATTTTATCAACATCCTTTTTTGTTGTTTGGTTTTCGGTATGTACTTTCTCTTCCCCTGCCCCTAAAATTATTTTTGGCTCTCTGTTAGCCACCATATCTGAATTAACCTGAAATAAATCACCTAAAATGGTTGAATATTGCATCAGAATATGATTTGGAATTTTTCTATTTTTCCAAGAAGCAATAGTCGGTTGAGACACATTTAGCTTTTCAGCAAGTGCTGTATCTGTAAATACCCCAAAGTGAGATTTCAACCTTTTAATAATACTATTATAATCCATTAAAAACTATTGCTTATGTAATAAAATTGTAATAATTTATGTGATACTTTATGATATTCATTTGAATCATTGCAATATATTAGGAACTATTAATGAAAAATCAAACACAAACTTTTACAACAAAACAGATAGCTGAGCATTTCAATGTTCACCCAGCTACAATTAGGCTTTGGGTTAAGTCAGGAAAGATTAAAGAAATCAATTTAGGCTACAGAACTAAGCGTTACGATATAGGCGATTTAATCATACAATAAGGGAGGAATAGTATGTTAGAGCAGGAACTACTACAATCACCAATTCCAGTAGAAAGGCATGACCTAGCTAATGGCAGATGGTATAGTCCATTAAAGGATTATTGGGAAGAACACTTTAAAGATGCACCTATTATATATAAGCGTTCATCTACTACTTTTGAAAATGTATTAGATAAAGGTATAGGCTTTCATACTTGGTTAGGCAATGCGCCTACTTACCAAGATGCTATGGAGTATGCAAATAAGCGTGCATTAATCGGAACAATCGTACACGACTATTGTGAACGCTTGCTTTTAGGTACAAAGATAGACTTTGAGGCACAACCTAAGTGGCATGATAAAGAAAGAGATGAATTAGTACCAATCACTAGAGAGATGATTAAATACATCATGTCCTTTATGCAGTTTTGTGAGGATTCTCAAGCTAATGGAGAATTTGCAACTGAAGCTACAGAGATATGTATGTTTGACTTAGCAGCAGATTCTTCAGGGAATCAATTACACCCCTGGGCAGGAACTGCTGATTGGGTAGTAAGACTGGTGAATAAGAAAGGTGAAGAAGAGAGATGGATCGTGGATTGGAAAACTGGCAAACCATACAATACGCATCAACTTCAGTTAACCTCATATAAGATATTATGGGAGTCTCTATTCCCAGAGCATCCCATCGATGGCATCGCTTGTTTATACTTGAAATCAGGATGGCGTAAAGCACCTAATTATACTTTCAAGAAATACAAAGCAGATGCACAGACTTGGAAAAAGGTTGTGGAAGTCTCGGATTGGGCGAATAATAAACCTGCTCCGTCCTTTCCAAGAGATTTACCCACAACCTTCACATTAGTAAAAGAAGAAGAAGAGCAGGAATTAAAGGAGTCAGCGTAATGGCTTTTGACAACACAAATAAAGGTGCTTTGTTTACAGCAAAAGAGCGTAAGACAGACAAGCACCCTCACATGACTGGTAAACTGAACTTGAATGGCAAAGATTATAGCCTTTCTGCTTGGTCTAATCAGTCCAAGAAAGGTGATAAGTATCTTGCACTTAAAATCAGTGAGTTTCAAGGTAGGTCATCAGAACAACAGGATGATGGTTTACCTTTCTGAGTACGTCACAGAAAACTGCAAAGGGCGGGCGCATCCCCGCCCCAAGCAGTTGGATAGCTACACCGTAGATGAACAAGCGGAGCATTACAAGACCCTTGCGGAAGAGTCTTGTCAATATTGTTCAGGAAGTGGTGGAGTTATCGAATGTGACTTTGAAGATCGTGGGTACTATCAAGTATCTCACGAATATTTTGAACCCTGTGACTGTATTGATCAGGAGTAATTATGGAAACCACATACCATGCCAACATTTCACGAAGCATTATCATACGGTAAAAAAGTAGAAAACCTCGTTTTAGAACGAGTGCGCGAGAGCGACCCCTATGCTTTACTTGTTCCAGGTAAGTTTAAGCAGTTTGATCTATATAGTCCTTTGACCAACACAAGAGTGGAAGTCAAATCGGACATGAAATCCCAAGAGACAAAAAACTTCCTTATTGAAGTGTATATGTATGGTAAACGGTCTGCGCTACTGTCCACTGAAGCAGATATTTGGGTATTCTATGATGCAATTAATCTTATATGGGTCTTACCAAACGATATCAAAGACCTGATTCTCGAGCGTGGGTATCAGCAACGACTGATAACTGGGAAAGGTGATGACACCGCGAAACGATGCTACCTGATACCTACGCAAGAAATTTACTCAATCGCAACCAAAGTGGAGTCTTTGAATGAAAACGAAAAACAAACCGCGTAGTGAAGAAGAGATGCTCAAGATGAGAGATATATTTTTTAAAGAGAATGGAGTATGGTATTACGAAGCATACTTTAAACCTACAGAAAAAGCATGGAGGAAAAAATGAAGATCACTCCAGATGATCTTAGTGAAATAAGAAAGGGTCTAAGCTGCCAAATGCTAAAGATGAGGGTAGATAGAGATGAAAGGTCTATAGAGCGTATCGAGGATCTGTTAACACGATTGGATGTAATGGAGAAAGAATTTTATAAAACCCTGCGAAATCATAATTAATTCAATTACAGAATTAAGAATGACATGGGTTGGCGTTCATGTTCGCAGGGCAACTATTAACTAAAGGAGACACAATGATACAATTTTATCCTGATTGGTTGTTTATTTTCGAGAAGATAGCAAAATCAGTCTTATACATAGGAGTAGGCTTTTCTTTGTTTACTCATTTCTGTTTGAAGTGGATAGAACAAATATGGGGCAAACTAAGATGAGTAAATGGCAGATATATGTTGATAAAAAGGAATTGCCAATATGCTGCGGTGTATATGTCATGTATAAGAATACAAAAATCATATATATCGGTATCTCTAAGAATGTAAGGCAGAGATTTACCAAGCACTCTATTAAGGATTGGGATCTGATCAAGATGAAACCTGCTACTACATATGGTGCAGCACATGACCTTGAAGAGAAATTGATTAAAAAATTAAAACCAACACGCAATAGTCAAGGATCAAATCGACTTCAGTTATCTACTAGACATAGAATTACTATCAACCCTGAAACATACCAAAAGTTCAGAACCTTTTGCTACGGTAAAAACCTAAGAATGAAAGAACTATTGAATGACATTATCAATGGTTTCTTAAAGGCAGCAGATAATGCCAAGTAGATCTAAGACAAAGGGCAATGCCTACGAAAGAGAGCTAGTAGAACAACTATCGAAGGCAGGATTCAAGGTCAAGCGAGCTTGGGGATCGGATGGTAGAAGTATGGGATATACAGAAGATGTGGATATTGTGGCAAAGAAGGATAAGAAGAATCTAAAGATTCAGGCGAAAAGACGGAAAAATATCCCCAAGTGGCTTGCCTTTGGTAATTGTGACCTAGTTATGACTAGGGCAGATAGAGGAGAAACTGTGGTCTTAATGAAACTCAAAGATTGGTTGAAAAGTGAACCTTCTTGACCTATTTAGTGGTATAGGTGGATTTCATCTCGGTCTTGAGCGTGCTGGTTTTGAGTTTGATTACGTTGGATTTGCCGAGGTAGATAAGTATGCCAGTGCAGTATATAAATATCAGTTTCCAATTACAGAGGAGTTAGGAGATGTTAAATCTATTCGACCAGAAAACTTACCCAAAATTGACATTATCACTTTTGGATCACCTTGCCAAGATTTTAGTATTGCTGGAAAGCGAGCTGGGGCAACTGAAGGAACGCGCAGTTCTCTTATATGGGAAGCAATTAGGCTCATTACTGAGTGCAAACCACGTTTTTTTATCTGGGAAAATGTTAAAGGAACATTCTCCTCAAACGATGGCGCAGACTTTTGGGCAATTATCCAAGCCTTTACCAACATTGGGAGCTATAGACTTGAATGGCAACTGCTTAATAC